CCTTTTCCATAAGAGTGTTAAGAAACTCTTACAGAAACCTCCATAAACATCCTAGAAAGAAATCCAAGTAAACTAAAGAGTGAAATTCGGGAAAACCCTAGATTTAAGAAATGTGTTAGTATAAATATCCCCACACATTAATAGCCATTAATCCTCCTCACAACTGGCCAAGTTGTGTCCTATTTTTTTAAAATGATTTTATATTTTCCAAACTCTCAAATCGTCAATAACCAATTATAACTGCACTAACTCTGGTGCATAAAAGAAATTCATGTAGGCATTCTTGTTCGCCGCCAAGAAAGACAAAGCCCTGGCCATACCATACGGTGGAGTCTTAAGTCCATAAAACACCATCGCCGCCTCAGCAACAGCCGTCACAGCTAAATCGTTGTCATAATGCCGCAAATCAGCCCGCAAAGACTCCCACCTTTCCACAAGATTGGGAGACGTGTTATCATCTACATGCACCGGAGTGCACAAAGACTGCACACGCGCCCATGGATCCGCTACAATCAACCAGCGACCCATTACCTTTATATAAAAGGATTTACAGAAATAGCGTAAATTGCCCATTGTATTGAACTTTGAGACTAAATTGAAGGACAGACTCATATGTTCAACCGCTGTTTCCACTCGAACAGGTCGTACAACCTCCATATCCACATCATCTCCCTTTACCTGCAAAGTAACTATATCCTCCTTGCGCAAATTAGTTGACACAATTGTCGCTGCCATTTGTATGAGACCATTCCGCATCAATGTTTTCCAAAGTCCTGACACACCAGTCAGAACTATAAAGGCCATGATTCCATAAGTCATTGACATAGCCTTTTTACTCCCATGCGTCTCTTCCCATATCCTATACCGTTCAGAATTCAAACCAAATCGCCTGTAAAAGGCCATCTCAGTCCGCAACGCAGGGTGCCCTTGAGATCTATCAAACGCCTTACTGTCGACAGAATAACAGTATGTCTCACCACAAGTACGACGTACAGGTTCCCGCGAATTATACCAATCCTCGCACTCGACATCGCTCCACTGTGGGTTAAGTTTAACACTCTCAATCAGCATCTCATCCAGACATTTCTTGAACCGTCTCATCATTGCTGAATACATTCCGTTCGTATTCAAACTCCTCAAAAACATAATTGTCTGCGAATGATCTACCTTAGATTCCGAACCCACTTCCCTTGATGGTTTGATCTTGCCCTTAGCCATAAGCTCCCAGTTGGACAGATTCACAAACCCTTCACAAAAAAATTCATCCAACATTCTGCCTACCTTACGCTCATCCAGATTCTCCAAGAAACCCTCAATGTCAGGAACATTTGCCTCCCATAACCCGGACTCTAAGTGCTTGTTTAGGATACTCTCCCAATTAGACTTGAAACAAACATTTATGACGCGTTGTACATTCAAATCTGGCGTCAAATCTAAATCAACGGCCCCCGAGTTATCTGAGATCCCAATAT